GATGGCATCCTTTATCCTATCGTCAATGGCGTCCCCGTTATTCCCGGCACCAGCACGCCTGCGCCAGGTGTAACGCTCCCCGGTGCTGCCCCTGCGGCTGCTGCTCCCGCGGCTGCGGCTCCTGCGGCGGGCGCACCCGCGCAGCGCGGTGCTTCGGCTACGGACATGCCGACAATTACACGGCAAATCTTTACGGGCGAAGGCACGGGCAGAAACCCGTTGTCTACCGCGCGTGATCCATTCCAAATGATTAACTCGACGTTTGTCGGCATGTTCCGGCAGATGTACCCCGAACAGGCGCGGGGTAAGACAGATCAAGAGATCGTCGCTATGCGGACGCCGGAATTGTCCGCGCAGATGGGCCCGGTGTTGATCCAACAGAACGCCCGCGCGCTCAGCAACGCGGGCATTACTCCGAATGCTGGCAACGTCTATCTGGCGCATTTCCTTGGTGTGAAGGGCGCGCTAGACGCATTTCGCGCTAACCCGAATACGCCTGCAATTGATGTCGTTGGTGAGGCTGCGGTAAAGGCCAACCCAACGATTATGAAGGGCAAGACCATTGGCGAAGTAATTCAGTTTGCCAACAACTATATGGACCGCCAAGCGGGCTTTCCTGCTGCGCGGGGCGTTGCGGCTCGCGGGGCGTTTGTGCCAAACGTTCCTTCTGAAACCGCCATGTCGCCTATGGCGCCTACGGTGGCTAACGCTATGGCGCTTGGCATGGCTGGCGCTATTCCGCCGCCTGCTAACGCTATGGTTGCACCGTCCGCTCCCGCACAGTTGAGCGCGCCGCCAATCGCTGCGCCGACTGCTGCGCGGGCGCCTGCGCCTGTAACGCCTGAATTTGGTAAAGGAACCAAATCTTTAACGGCAACAGAAGAGAAAAAACTGCGTGACGACATTGCGGTGGATTACGCTTCCGCGCGGTCAACTATCGCTACAATGGATGACGTAATTAAGTCCGTTGACGATCTTCGCAAAGTGCCCGACAAAGACAAAGATGCTATTCTTGGGTTTATTGACGCGCGGACGCCTGTTACGCGGCGCGGGTCAATTACCGCGCAAGCCAAACTTGACAATTTGGCGGGTCAAGTTACGGCCATGGGTAAGGCCGCTACGGCGCTTTCGGGCGCTGTTGGCAACATGGCAGTACAAGAATGGAAAATTGTTGCCGATCAAATTGCGTCGCTTGACCCGACCCGCCTTGATGCTAAAGAACTTAATAAACAACTTGAGATCATTGAAGCCAAAGCTAAAGCCGCAGCTTCCCGCACACGCGACGCTTATCGTCGTCAGTATGCTGAAGAGTTTGACCGGTTTGGTGACCGTTTCAAATTGCCTGAAGACAGTTCGTCGGGGGGTAGCCCCCCATCCGTTGAAGACCTGTTGAAAAAATATGGCGGTTGACATGGCGTCGATGCAACAACTTGAAACTGCGCTAATTAACGCGGACAAAGCGGGCGACACGCAAGCCGCGACCGTTTTGGCGCAAGAAATTCAAAAAATGCGCGGCGCTGGGCCATCGGAAATTCCCGGCCCACGCATTTTTATTCCGCGTCCATTTGAGACCATTTCAAACGTTCCCAGCAGCGCCGGTAAATTTATCGGCGGTTTGGTAGAGGCCGTTGCGTCGCCGGTTCAAACAGCTAAAGGATTAGCGGACATAGCTGCTGGCGGTATGCGAGCAGGGGCAAAAACCGTTCTTCCTAAAAAAGTTTTTAACTGGATTGACGCTCTGGACGACCCAGAAACGACAAAACGCATTACTGATACGGCCAATGCCGTCGGTAAAGATTATGCTGATGCTTACGGCAGCTATGACCAGATTATTAAGACAATTGAACAAGACCCTGTACGGGCGGCGGGCGATTTGTCTATGATCCTTGGCCTTGCTGCTAAAGCAGCAACCGCTGGGCGCATGGCGCAAACAGGTGAAGCATTGTCAGGCGCAGCACGCGTCATAGACCCGCTGGCATTGCCGATTGCAGGCGTAAACAAACTTGCTGAAGTTGCTGCGCCGACCATATCATCTGCACGTAATGCTTTGTCGCCGCAATACCGCATGTTGGAACCGGCATTGGAAGGACGCGGCGAAGAATATGTTACCGCGTTGCTGAACCGACCGCAGGAAATTGTGCCTGGTTCACGCCGCAGCGCGGGCGAAATGATTGTGGCAAGTGGGCAGGCGGGCACGCAATTTCCTGCGCTGGAACAAAAAGTACTTTCGCAATTTAACCCGACCCAACAGTTTGAAATTGAGGCCGCACGCGGCGCAGCGCGTAGCAAAAGCATTGGCGAAATTTCCGGTACGCCGGAAGCGCAGCAATCTGCGGTTGAAGCTCGCACAGCAGCAACCAAACCTCTATACCAGCGCGCGGCTGCAAAATTGGCTGAAACGGACGAAACATTTGCTAACCTAATGGACACGCCGACAATGGACGAGGCGTTGGCCACAGCGTCGCGTATGGCCGCAGACCGTCAACAGCCGTTTATGCGCGGCGAAATTAAGCCTGCTGAAACAGTTAAAAGCGGTATTTTGGGGGCTGCAGGCGAAGAACTGACGCGCGAAATTCCCGCCCAGACCGCTAAACTGTCTGGTCAAGCTCTGCAAGACATTAAGATTGCACTTGATGAAGCGGTTAAGCCGCGTGCCAACGAAACCACCGCGCAGGCGGCACAACGCAACGCTGCAACTGGCGTTCGCGCGCAATATATGGACTGGCTTGAGAAGAACGCGCCAGATTTAATGAAGGCGCGCGCAACGTTTGCCGAAAAAAGCGCGCCCATTAACGTCATGGAAGTGGGTCAAGTGCTTAAGACTGCACTTGAAAGCCCGCTGGATGAAACCGCGTCGCGTGCCGGTGTATTTGCCAATGCTGTGCGGAACGCTCCAGCTACACTTAAGAAAGCAACCGGCGAAGCGCGATTTGAACGTCTGTCTGACGTGCTTGAGACAGGCGATTTGAAACGCGTTGCTAATGTGCTGGAAGACCTTCGCGTATCAAAAGAATATAAAGATCTTGCTAAAGCAGGCCGCGTTGAAGCGGAAGGTCTATCAGGCGCGCAATTACCCGCACCCAAAGGGTTTCTCAACCGCGTTGCTACGGTGTCAAATCGTATTTTGGAAGCTGTTGAAGGCCGAATTAACCGCGCTGCTGCTATCAAAATTGCTGAAGCGGCATATGACCCGCAACGCATGGCTGCAATGATCCAAGAAGTTATGGCAATGGATAAACGCAATGCCGCGCGCGAAGCGTCGTTTCGCGCTACTGCACAAAGAGCCGCCAACGCCATGCGGGGTACAGCCCCCGCTGTCAATATGCTCGCAATTCAGGCCCAACAGGACCAGTGATGGACACGCAGACAATATACAATTTCGTTGGCGGCGCGGCTATTGCGGCAGGCGGTTGGTTTGCGCGGGAGCTTTGGGGCGCCGTCAAAGAACTTCGCCGCGACCTGCATGACATTGAGACAGAACTGCCAAAAACGTATGTCATGAAGGTGGACCTAGACCGGCGCATGGAGCACATCGAGCATATGTTCCAGCGCATCTACGACAAGCTGGACGGGAAAGCTGACAAGTGAAACCCCCCGTTAAAAAAACCACCGCTAAAAAAACCGCAGTTAAAAAAACTGTTGTTAAAAAGCCACTCGCCCCATCACCCGACCCGCAAAAACCTGCGCCATCTGGCTTCCTTGATAAGGCCATTGATGTTGTGAAGTGGGTAGACAGCCCATTCAAGTTGGCGGTCGTTATTCTTTTAGGTGCTTTTGGCTTGACCGGATACCTTGTGTATCAGAACCAAGAAAAGCTCATCAATAAGGTCATCAATCACGATACCATGCCAACCTTGGTGTCAGATGAGCGTATCGTCGGTGCGGCGCAAGCTCTTATGAGAGACCTTCGTGCTGAGACAATTATTGTTCACGAAATTAATCTGTCCAGCAATGCCAGAACAACTCGCGTCGCTCTTAGCCCAGATGGCCGTCACGCTCCGCTGGAAGGCAAGAAGGGCGCATTTTTCTCAGGGTCTCCAGCCCGCAACCATGCTGCAATCTCAATGCTCAATGGCGAGGTGCTGTGTGAGACTTTTGAACCATCGTCAGAAGCGGGCGATTGGATCGTGTCAAGGGGCGTAACCTACGCTTGCAGGGGTTCAATACCGCCAGAACAGGGAACAATGGTTGGCTATTTGGCCGTTGGTTTTAAGGGTCCGCCTCGTGATATAGTTGCTGTCCGCGCTAGGATTAATCAAACGACACGCGAACTGGCGAGATGACATGGACCCGCTAACAATCCTTGCCCTTGCCAAAGGCTCTTACGAGGCCATCAAGACCGGCGTAAAGTTGGGCAAGGAAGTTCAGAGCCTATTTCGGGACATTTCAAACCTGATGGATTCTGCTTCTAAGCTCACACAGCTTGCAGCCTCTCCTCCCAAACCAAAACTCTTTGGCAAAGAGAGTGCAGAAAAGCTTGCCATGGATGCGTTTATGGCGAAAAAAGAAGTCGAGAAGATGTTTGCAGAGGCCAAAAACCTCTTCATTTCTGAGCAGGGATTGCAGGCGTGGGATTGGGTCATGGCCGAAACGGTCAAGATTAGGAAAGAGCAAAAGGCTGCCGCTGAGAAAGCCCAGAGGGAACACGAAGAGGCCATGCACGAACTGATGGTTTATGGCGCGGCGGGGCTTGTAATTCTTGTTCTTTTAGCTGGGATGTTCGTGACGATCTTCGTCGTATCTAAGTAGGAGGGGTAGAATGGATATTCTAAAGGTAGCAGGGCCGCTGCTTGGCCAGCTTGCGCCTACTCTTGCGACGGCGCTGGGCGGTCCGCTGGCGGGGCTTGCGGCAAAAACTTTATCAAATGTTCTGCTGGGAAATGAAAACGGTTCCGAAACCGACATTGCAAAAGCTTTGCAGAGCGCGACGCCTGACCAGCTTGCTGCCATCAAGCAGATCGACGCCGACTTCAAGGTCCGCATGGCGGAACTGGAGATCGACCTTGAGCGGATTGCGGCAGGGGA